AGAATAATGCCGATGTAGCTCTAACTGGGAGAGCAACGCACTTGTAATGCGAGGGTTGGGAGTTCGAGTCTCTCCATCGGCACCAGAATAAGTTGGGTATCACATAGGTGTGTCTGAAAGGGGTCATGACCCAGAGGAGAATGGATGATGCAATAATCTCCGCCCAACGCTTGCATATAATCTTCCCTTGTGCGGAAGACCCGGGGCCGAGCATACCCCGGTCAAGGCAGCAAACTGCCCAACCTATACAGAATAAGGAGGATGCCGGCGAGGTGTCAAACAGGATTTGAACTCCTGGGAGTCCGAAAGGTCTAGGTTTCGATTACTTCATCCTCCGCCCTTGAACTTAAATACCGAGAATGTAAAGTCAGCTTGGAGCGACAACGGCCTTTTAACCCGTGCATAAGGAGTTCGATTCTCCCTCGGTATTCCAGTTCCACTTTAATCCGGTAGCTGAGTAGGTTTTAGCATCGGCCTCTTAACCCGAAGACGAGGGTTCGAGTCCCTCCCGGATTACCAACATACGCTCCTTTAGCTCAATGGTAGAGCGCGATCTTGAAGAGTTCGGCGTAGCTAGTTCGATTCTAGCAAGGAGCACCAAAATACGATAGGCCATATATAGTTCACAACTTAGAAAAAGGAACTACAATGGCACATCAAGAAATCGACCTATTGGAATTAGAAGGTACAGTAGGTGAATTGATAGAATTTTTACAGAATAACTTCGACGAGAATGAGAAGGTTAAAATAGGTTCAAACGGATCCTTTATGGAGGAATCCAACCACTATCTTATCATTAGCGACGAATAAAAATTGGTACCTGGTCCCTATGGTGGGGAAGCACACTGTCTATGTGTTAGTAGCGAGTTCAATTCTCGCAGGTATCGCCAGCTTCTATAGCTCAACGGGAGAGCAATCCACTGATAATGGATAGATTGTAGTTCGATTCTGCATAGAAGTACCAAAATAAATGATTTAGGGGGTTTACATTTAATTTGAATTGCGGTATACTATAAATAGAATAAAGGATAATTTCTATGGATAGTTTCAAGACATACGCAGCAAAAGCCCATGCAGGACAAACTAGGTCTGATGGCTCACCTTATATTGCACATCCTGAAAGGGTAGCAGCTAATGTGGAGAAGTTTAAGAAGTCTAAAAACCTCGATGCTTTAATCAAAGCTGCTTGGTTACATGACACGATCGAAGATAGCGATACCACTTTCGAAGACCTCCGTAAAATGTTTGGAGGATTGGTGGCGGGATTGGTTAAGGAATTAACCTCTGATAAAGGAGCTATTGATAAGTCTAATAAAACGGACTATTTGAAAAATAAGATGGTAGCAATGTCCAGTTATGCATTGGTCATTAAATTGGCTGATAGACTTGATAATGTAAGCGATCTTAAAACCGCTAAGACGCCCGCATGGGCGCAGAAATACAAAAAAGAGACTCAGGATATCTTGTCTCATTTGGTTAAGAATAGACAATTATCGAGCACTCATAAAAAGCTCATAAAGGCTATTAATGTGAAAATGAATGAAATATAAGTGAAAGCTTGAAGGGCACCAAATTCCCCCGTGACTGGGAAAAGAGTTAGAGCAAGGGTCATTCCTGCTCAAGTCACATGAATTTCCGTCCGTGTGGGCAAATTGGTAAAGTCGCTTGGTTTAGGCCCAAGAGTTTTGAGAGTTCGAGTCTCTCCATGGACACCAGATAACGAACCTACTACCACCGGATAACAGTAATAACAAGTGAAGTAGGTTCGTTTAAATTATAATGCGCTGTGTTAATGGTAGACAACAAGATTTTGGTTCTTGAAGCTCAGGTTCGACCCCTGATGGCGCAACCAATAAGTTCCTTTAGTTCAGCGGGAGAACAATAGGTTTACATCCTATGTGTCGGGGGTTCGATTCCCTCAAGGAACACCAATTCAATAAGTTCCTGTAGCTCAGTGGACAGAGCATCCCGCTACGAACGGTAAGGTCGAGGGTTCGAATCCTTCCAGGAACTCCAAATATTCTGATGTAGTTCAATGGTAGAACGCTTGCTTGTGGCGCAAGAGACATAGGTTCGATACCTATCTTCAGGACCAAAATTGGGCGGGTTCAGTCAAGGGTATTGACAGATGGTCTGTAAAACCGGAGCTTAAAGCGAGTAGTTCGACTCTACACACTGAAACTCTAGAATGTATAAGTATCATTAAGATAACATTCTAGAGGTTCCACAATGCACTATACGATTTATAAGATTACACACAAAGTATCCGGTAAATTTTATATCGGCATGCATCGAACTAAAAATCTAGATGATAATTATATGGGCTCCGGACTTCTTATCGGTCATGCTATTAAAAAGTATGGATTAGAGTCCTTCATGAAAGAAACCCTTCATATCTTCGATAATGAAGAAGATATGATTGCTAAAGAAATTGAATTGGTCAATAGAGAATTCTGCCTAAGAGAAGACACCTATAATATCATGAATGGTGGTGAAGGTAGTTGGGACCATGTAAACTCGCGAGAAAGAACGTGGATAACAAGAGAACATGCCCAAAAAGCAAATAGAGCTGCACAATCGGCTTTAAAAAAATTAAGAGAAAATGAAGAATGGTCTATAAACTATTCTAGCGCGTGCTCCGTGGCACAGAAAAAAAGATTTGAAATATACGAACATCCTATGTTGGGTAAAAATCATACTGAAGATACTAAACTAAAAATGTCAAATTCTTTAATGGGTAAAGCGGCAGGAAAGAAAAATTCCCAATTCGGTACTATGTGGATTACTAATGATGAGACCAATAGAAAAATAAAAAAGACTGATGAAATCCCTGAAGGTTGGCGCCGAGGGAGAAAAATAAAATGAATTAGGGGATTTACATTCCCCTTTTTTTGTGATATAATGGTTGGATAATTAAAATAAAAGGATATATTATGACAGAAAAACGTACCAAAATTGAGGGTGATCTAACCCCAGAAGAAAAAGTTGAACTTAAAGCGCATGCGCAAAAATGGATCGATATCGCGTTTCGTACTCAAGAAATTAATCGGGATAAAATCGTCCCTATTATCAAAGATCTTTATGTCGCTGCTGATTTGAAAGCACCAGAAGTTTTTGTTGTTTCTTCACCGTTGGCGATGGCCTTTAAATATGGTGAATTGGCTGCTCTTGCAGAAACCAAAAAATCAGGTACAAGTATCAAAAAGACGCGTTCTCTTAAAGATGTATTGAAAAATACCCAGAATGATGTAGAGCGTAAAATCGTCACTGAATGTTATGAACAAGCTGGCGATGAAGGTCTTTCAAATACCTCTAATTGGTATCAGGTTTATCAAGGTGGTAATATGTGGGCGGGTTTGGAGTCTTATATCTCCGCTTTCCGCGATGTTCTTAGACTTGATCTTCCGGAATATGAAAAGTATAAGTATTGGGAAAACGCCGCTATTGAAGGCGGTTTCCGCGCGATGCACGAAGATTTCTGTATTGTTTCGGATTTCCCAGTTCACATCAAAGTCGATGATGAGATGAGAGCACACTGTGAAGATGGGCCTTCTCACCTTTGGCGTGATGGTTGGGCATTATATCACTGGCACGGTCAAGAAATCCCTACCGAGTGGATTACCGATCCGAGCTCATTGACTCCAGAAATCGCGCTAACATGGGAAAATGTTGACCAGCGTTCTGCTGCTTGTGAAATTCTTGGTTGGCATAATATCATCAATGCTCTTAACCCAACGGTTATTGATACAGATGATGACCCACAAATCGGTCGTTTGGTTGAAATCGACTTACCTGACCATGGTAAACAGAAGTTTATCCATGCTATGTGTGGCACTGGTCGTGAAGTTGCTGTAATGGCAGATGCTTCCGCTACTAGTGTCCTTGAAGCTCAGGCCGCATCATACGGCCTCAACAAGGATGATTTCATCATCCCTGAAATCAGAACTTAGTACGAGTAAAAGCGAACCTAAAATATAAATAAGGAAATGAAATGAAAACTTTTAATAAATGCGCTGCACAAGGTGATGTTCTTTTTATCCGTCGCGAAGCAATGCCAGAGGGGCTAACCGAACAAGCTGCCGACCCAACAGGTGCTTTGATTGTAACCCACTCAGAAACCGGCCATAACCACGTTATGGTACTCGATCGTCCAGCTGCTGATGCAGTTCCTGCGGTTCAAATGTTCAACGATGGAGATCCATTGAAGTCTTGGCTTCAAGTTAATCGCCCAACTTCACTTGATCATCTTCGCGAACATCACACACATGAGTCTATCATGTTTGAAGCTGGGGTATACGAAGTTCGCCGTCAGGTTGAGAGCACACCAGAAGGTTGGAAACGAGTTCAAGACTAAGGCTTGAAATAAATATCGAAAAGGGGGATTTACTTCCCCCTTTTTTTGTGGTATAATGTATAAGTAATAACATAACGGAAGGAGTTTCCAAATGAAATACAATTACACAGTCTTTATAGGGCGTTTCCAGCCCTTTCACGCAGGCCACATGAAGGTGGTCGAACGAGCGTTAGAAGAATCAGAAAATCTAATCATGGTTCTAGGTAATCATGATTCCCCGCGTACACCGCGAAATCCATTCACAACAGATGAACGAATTAAGATCATAAGATCTGCCCTTAATGTTGATCAAATCGGTCGCGTCCATTTTGCTCCTGTTGAAAACTGCCTCTACAATGATGAGAAATGGATTAGTCAAATTCAGAAGGCAGTTCACTCTATCGTTTTTTCCGTTAAATGGAGCTCAGGTCCCACTAAAATCGCCCTCATCGGGCATTCCAAAGATCATTCCAGCTACTATCTAAATTTGTTCCCTACATGGGATTCAATTAATGTGGAACAACATTCTTATCTAGATGCAAGCGATTGGAGAAAAGAGACTTTTGAACGAGAAGATTTGGTTGGGTGGCCACAAGTTCACGAAAGCGAATATATGATCAACACAGATCATAAGTGGCAAATTCAATCAATCATCGATCAGCCCGAGCTTGAGAAAATCGCTCTAGAAACGGTTGCTCTTAAGAAGTATAAAGAACAATATGGCTCCGGTCCTTTCTTGACCACGGACTCTGTCGTAACCCAGTCAGGTTATGTGCTTCTTATCCAACGAAAGTTCGATCAAGGAGAAGGTCTTTGGGCTATGCCTGGTGGCTTCCTAGACACGAAAGAAACACTTTTGGACGGTGCCCTACGCGAGCTCGATGAAGAAACGAGTATTAAAGTACCCATAAAGGTGCTTCGTGGGTCTATTGAGACCCGCAAGGTTTATGATAATCCTCATAGATCTGAAAGAGCGAGAATTGTTACCACCGCATATCACTTTAGATTGAAAGATGGACCTTTACCTAAAGTTAAAGCTGCTGACGATGCGGCGGATGCAAGATGGTTTACAATTAGCGAATTTCTCACAATGAGAAGTAAAATGTATGATGACCATTACGATATTATTCGTGATTTGATAGGAGTTTAAATACGAAATAGGGGTTTACAATCCCTATTAACTATGGTATAATACACACATAAAACGAATGGAAGGAGTTTCCAAATGAAGTACGCACAAGGATTTAAAAGAACAATTATAGGTAGGGGTGATAGTTACAAATACTCCCATTGGAAGCAATACCCAAAAGGTATTGATAATAACAATTCATATATTGAAAGTCGAGGTATTGCTACCGACCAGTATATGGTACCACAGGGAGCGGAAGTCGTTTTCTTTGGTCTTCAGGCTTTCATTAGAGAATATCTATCAACTCGTATCACGAAAGATCATGTTGATAAAGCAGAGAGAATGACGATCGCTCACGGCGAACCGTTTAATCGCGAAGGTTGGATGGGAATTGTTAATAAGCATAAGGGTGTTCTCCCTATTGTTATCTACGCAATTCCTGAAGGAACTGTTCTAAACCCAGGAAATGTCTTGGTTCAAGTTCGCGCGACCGATAAGAAATTTGCTTGGTTGGCATCATTCGTAGAAACGATGCTCGTACGCGCGATCTGGTACCCTTCAACCGTTGCTACGGTTTCTAGGGAATGTAAAAAAATCATCAAATCATATCTTGAAGATACAACTGAAGACGAGATTATTCCCGAAGTTCTTCCTTTCCGCCTACACGATTTTGGTGGACGCGGTACTTCTTCAGCAGAGTCTGCAGGTCTTGGTGGTATGGCTCACCTGATTAACTTTATGGGCACTGATACGGTCGAAGCTCTTTATGATGCGGAAGACTATTATGATGCAGAAGGTCCAGTTGGATTTTCTATTCCTGCTTCAGAACACTCAACTATGACTTCATGGGGTAGAGAGAACGAATATGATGCCTTTGAAAATATGATCGATAAATATGGTGGTCCAGGTAAGCTCTTCGCATGCGTATCAGACTCATATGATATTTGGAAGGCTATTAAAGACGGCTGGGGTGGAAGACTAAAAGAAAAAGTTCTGTCTAATGGCGGTACTTTGGTCGTTCGTCCGGACTCTGGCGATCCGGTTAAAAATCCTGTAAAAGCTATCGAACTTCTTTATAAAGTGTTTGGTGGTACAGTGAATAAGAAGGGATATAAAGTTCTTAATCCTGCGGTTCGTCTTCTTCAAGGTGATGGTATCAATACCAAATCAATTGGTCAAATCCTTGAATTGCTAAAGCGGAAGGGCTTTTCAGCCGAGAATATTGCATTCGGTATGGGCGGAGCTTTGCTTCAAAAGATCGACCGTGATACTCTTAAATTCGCCATGAAGACTAATGCAGTCCAGATCAATGGTGAATGGAAAGATGTCTATAAACAACCTGTGGACGAACCCTTTAAAAAATCTAAAGCGGGTAAATTGGCTCTTGTCGATACGATCGATGGACCTACCACTATTCGTGAAGATGAACTAGAAACGCAGGATGTGAACATGCTTGAAAAAGTATGGGAAAACGGCACTACCCATAGAACAACTACTTTTGAAGAAATAAGAAAGAATGCTACCCTTTGAAAAAAATCCTACTATTGGCATTGGCTGTATTGATTGTGCAGCCGGTGTCAGCTACTGATGTTGATGCATCACCTAAGAGACTCTCCGTAATTAAATCCAAATTAGGATTGCATGAGAGGAAAAATAGAAACACCATTAAAAAACTCGTTAAAGTAGATCCTTCTACTACGCCGTGGTGCGGCGCAGCGGTCGGATACGCGCTTCGCGCGACGGGGAAAAAACCCCCGAAAAACCCCAATAAAGCATTCAATTACCTATCCTATGGTAAAAAGGTAAGTGGCATTAAAAACGCCAAGAAGGGTGACATCATAGTATATAAATTTTCTCATGTATCAATCTATGATAAACCCGTTGGAAAACATTCACATGTTGCATGCGGCGGTAACCAAAGTAATCAATTTAAATGTTCAACTTATAAAAATTCAAAGATAAAAAGCGTCCGCCGATAGGTATAAGTACATATAAATGAAAGGACATAATATGACTAAAGCACGTTCCATCTGGTCAACATTCTTAGTAATCAACGCGATGCTATTTTTCTGGCTAGGATATTACGGTGTATATGAATATATTCTTAATACCGATATCACTTATATCTCATTTGGGGTCATGGGGATTTATCTTCTCACGCTTGCCTCTATTGGATTTGAATTGAGTGGTGAGAAATCAGCAGATGATAAGTTTGAGCATCAATGGTTTATTTCCAATTACTTCCCTGCACTCGGCCTACTGGGTACTGTTATAGGTCTCAATGTCGGGCTGGAAGCTATTGGCAATATCGAAGTCGATGTTAAAGATCAGGTAGCTATTATGGGTATTATGGTTATTTTAATCAAGTCTCTCGGCACGGCTCTCGTGACTACTATCGTTGGCCTTATCGCCATGCTTCTCATGAAATTACAGCTTAAGATCATTGACGAGGTGCATAAAAATGAAATCTTCTAGAGACGATCGACCTGAGGGGATTTTCAACGATCTACTGTTTACTGTCAATTGTGGGTTTCTATTCTTACTCTTCTTAGCGATGATTATGATTAACCCCATTGCAAGAGATGCAACTGTTAAAAAAGATGCTGATTATCTTATCACAATGGAATGGGATGGCGATACCGATTGTGATGTTGACCTGTACGTGAAAGGTCCTGATAGACGAGTGGTATCATTCCAAGAAAAATCTAATAGCTATATGCATATTGAACGTGATGATTTAGGATTAAATGGCGATTCCACTGTAATTAATGTCAATGGCACGGCTAAAAGGGTTCTGACAACTCCGTCCAATAAGGAAGTCTGGACATTACGCGGACATATGGAAGGTGAGTATTATGTCAATATTCATCTATATAGTTGCCGCGATGGTCATGGCGGGTTCACTGCCGCGCCAGGTAAAGTTAATGCCGGTTCGCCAGTGAACCTTCCAGTTGATATCAAATTAATGCAGATCAATCCTTCATATGTGGAATTGGCCGCTGAAATATTTACTCTAGAGAGAATCTGGCAGGAAAAGAGTGTAATATCATTCGTTGTGCCAAAAGAATCACAGACCACTACTGAAGTGGTTTTTCTGCCAGGAACAGATCCTATGGTAATGAATAAAAGAGGAGTAGGTTTGATCAATGATTGATTTCGTTTTAGCATTCTTTTTCATGGCAGCGGCGGCCTTTATGTGGTACCATTATGCCCGATTAGGTAGTTTCATGACCTTCTTAATTGCAACTATAACTATCGTTTTAGGTATGGCATCATATTTCTCTATTCAGACCTTTCAAGGCTATCCGGTCTTTATACCCGCAAATAAGGGTGAAATGCATTGGGCTGTAATTAAAGAAGAAACCAACGATAAACCTGGTAAAATATTTCTATGGCTAGAACGATCCGAGGAAGACGAGAATGCCATTGAGAGATTCTTTAAACTAGATTTCAAGAACCAACCACGCGCGTATGAGATACCTTATACCGAAGAGAATAAGAAATCAGTTAGAGAAGCGCTAGAGAGTAAAATGTTGGGATTAGAAGTTGAATTAAGTGAATCGTCGGACGAGCCCCCTCCAGAAGGGGAAGAAGACGAGATAACCCAGGAAAGCATCCGCTTCGATATTATCGATCCAAGCAGGATTATATTAAAAGGAAAATAGATGAACGATTTTGGATTCACGTTTGTAAATGAGGACGAGATTGATCAGCCTGTCAAAAATCAGGTGCTGGAAGAGGTAGATGCCCTTAAACTGCAATTACAGAGCCAGGAAAAGGTCTTCAAATTCAAGATGAAAGCCGTTGATCAGTTTCTTGAACATTTAAAGGCTAATCCTGAAAAGGATTATATCAAATGGCCAAATCGTGTAAAAGCTGTCGAAAAGTTCCAAAAAGAACTTAAGTCCTAAATGCCGGGATCGTTGGTAATGTCAATTGAAGTACGATCAATTCTTGACTGGACATAACCCTCTTTTGCGAAGTATGCAGCAACAACTGCTGAAACTGATACAAAATAAGTAGGAGCGATTGAGGATAATGCTTCTAGAGAACCTAACATACCCATATATTCGGCAGTCACAAGGACCCCAGGAAATGTGAGCATACCAGTTAGCGCTGCCCATACCATGCGTCTCTGAGCATCTTCTTTCTTGTCTTCATTATCCAATCGAATTCTCTCGACAAGCGCAGATTGTTCTTGAGGGGTGATGATATCATCAGAATTTCGATCGATTTTGAATCGCTCCATGTCTAAAAACCTTTCTATATAAGTACTATTATATATGAATATTGTAAGGAAAGAATTACCCCATGAAACACTTTTTACTATTTATTTTCACGTTTGTCTGTATATCATCAGCAGGTATCGCTAGTTCCCATTCAGCTGAAATATATAAATCGACGGATCAAGATCGCCAACCAATATTAGCTTATATTGGACCAACAGTTCCGGGCGATGCACAAAAATTATTAGTATTAGTTGAGGCCAATCCTAAGATAAAAAGAATCATGATGGCAGGGCCGGGCGGGGTCCTCAACGAGGGGATTTTTATCGGACGCATTATTCAGAAATATAATCTATATCCTCACGTACCAAAAGGATTACCTTGCATTTCAGCATGTGCATTTGCTCTTATGGCAGCCGACGAGGGCTTTATTGATGGTATTATAGGTATTCATACGCCATACGTTCAAAGTGATGTCGCAATGGATAGAACCTTGAACGATCTATTAATTTCAACATCTATGTCAAGTTTGCGCAATGCGAAGCTTTTTTATGATATGGGTTACAAATATTCCCTTTTAATGACCACCTATGCTCTCACGAGCCAATCAGATACTATCGTCTTCAAAAGATTTCATGAATTATTAGAATATCGTTTTGATCGCAATAAGGATGGTGCTGAATGGGAAGATACCAACGAATTCCAAGATGTATGGCTTAAATCGCGCACATACACCCCCGAAAAGGTCAATCAATATATCGTTGCACAAAGAGCGACTATGGGTGTAAAATAGGGGTTTACAAAGCTTCTAAAGTATGATATAATAATAGAGTAATTGAAAGGAATTATATAATGTATGAATATCATGTGGACGGCACTCAGCCGACAAAAAAGAATGTGCTCTTTGTCTTCGGGTCTAATAAAAAAGGCAAGCATGGCGGTGGAGCAGCAAAAGCGGCTCTAGATCATTTTGGCGCTGTATGGGGTAACGGCTTCGGTTATCAGGGGTCGAGTTACGCTATTCCGACAAAGGAAGATTACTCCACAACAATGCCCATTTGGGAAATCCAAGAATATATTACCGAGTTCGTAGAATATACGAATAAATATGCTGAATATGCTGCGGGAATTATGGCAATTGACCCCATGGAAGAACCCGATCAGCTTTTTGTAACTCGTATTGGCTGTGGCCTTGCGGGTCTTAAAGATGAAGATATTGCGCCAATGTTTAAAGGTGCAAAGCTTTGCTCATTTCCGGAAGAATGGAAAGAATACCTTGAAGCAGATAACCCAGTACCAACAGAAGAGGAATAAAATGAAAAGAATACTAACTGCAATGCTTTTGGCTTTCGGTCTAGCTTCTAGCCCGGTTGCCGCACCTGAAGCTTCGGCTAAGGTTAATTTCTCAATTCAACTGTGGCCGGATTACAATCCGCGACCATATTGGGTGCCAGTACCTAGACCTGCAGAAAGATATGAAAGACGATATGGCCCTAATAGAGCTTCACGTAGACATATAGAATATTGCTTAAATCGATATAGAAGCTATAACCCACGAACAGATACCTACCGTACTCGGAGCGGCCGCTACAGGACTTGTATGTCACCTTACGATCGATATTAGGCCCTAAGATGACATATTTGGCACCTTAGGGTGTGACGAGGGATGTGACAATTAAATACGAATAAAATGCATAAAGGGGATTTACATTCCCCTTTTTTTACGGTATAATGAATCATATTTTAAAACAAAGGATAACATATGTCTAATCTTGATAAAATTCGCGCTTTCGCAGCTACCGCTAACGCACGTGCAGAAGAAGTTCGTTCTGCTCAACGTAAGAAAGCTTTAGAGGTAGAATTGGCCCAGAAGAAAGCCAACCAGCGCGCGATTAAAGCTGCAAAGTTGGCAAAACGCCGTAAGGCTTTGAGAGTTTCTGATTATGCGAAACTCGAGAAAAAAGCCGCTAATCAAACAAATATTAACCATTACACTGATGCTTCTAAGTATACCCAGGAACATTACGGCGCACGTTTCCAAGAGCAAAAATCTTATGAGTCAGATTGGAATTGATTTTGTGAAAACGCCGCCGCAGCCTTGTATCTTCTCAGAGGCCGGAACGACCCGGATTGCAATACTGGACGCAACGGAGGAAGCAGCACGGATTGCAATATTGGACGCAACAGAGGGTGCCGCGCTGGCCGCAACATGGGATGCAACACGGGACGCAGCAGAGGACGCAACATGGGACACAGTAGAGGACGCAACATGGGACATGGTTGATAGGATATTAGCATGAATGTAGTGGACACAACACGGATTACAATACCGCCCACAATCACTGCGCGCATAGTACAGAATACGATACAGGTCGAAGCAGCGCGCACAGTACGGTTAGCAATAACAGTAGACGGGACATGGATCGAGAGAGAGTGCGCAGAACGATTAACAGCACGGCTCGAAATGCGGGAAATGCGGGACGCAACATTGGGAACGGTTGATAGGATATTATCATGAACCAATCGACCACAGGACGAGACGCAGGACGGGACGCAACATGGAACGCAACATGGGACATGATGCGGGCCGCAATATTGGACGTAACAGAGGAAATAGCACGGGACGCAACATGGAACTGGAACGCAACATGGGGCATGTTGCGGGGCGTAATATCGGACGTAGCATCGGACGTAATAGAGGAAATAGCACGGGACGCGATAGGGGACACGGTTGATAGGATATTATCATGAAATGGAAATCCGAATACGGGACAGAGTTGATATAATTTTAACAGGAGAACAAAAATGAAATACACATATGAAATGCTTAAAAAGGATTTACTCGAGAATGTTCGAACGGTTACTTTTACTAAAATCGACGGTACCGAAAGAACTATGAAATGTACCTTAAATTCTAAATATATCCCTGATGAAGGTAAAGCTGTCGTTATAAAGAAAGATGAACCGGATTCGGCCAATACCCCGACAGTACTTCCTGTTTGGGAAGTGGATCTAAAGTCCTGGCGCGCGTTTAGAATAGACTCAGTTAAGGGAGTTTCTTAATGGGTATGGGTATCGATGGCGATATTGTCGTAAAATTTATCATAATTTGGTCTTAATGGGTATCACCTATTATTTGGGAGTGATATCTAGTGCTGCATATTACCAGAATAGAATTACAGTTTACACTTCTATTCTTTCAAAGACCATGTCTAAGATCATCATTCAATCCTTAGTAGATGACGGTTACCTAAAAGAAGTTTATATTGACGGTGAAGCGCATCTGATCAAACTTGAGGATTTGGCCGATCATGAGTAAAACTAATCACCCTTCTGCGCATGTCCTCATAAAGCATAGGATATTGCCCCTGAATGGTGGGAGCTATCCAGGTATTATTCGACAGGGGAGACGAATTGATCGTGATGGTCATCCGCATACATTTATCAAGAATGACCTGGGTGCCATGCGTGAAACGCCACTTGAGCCATTTAATCCGCATCAGTCGTCTCGTAAATTAGCTGACTCAATTCCTGAAAGTCAATCATCAATAATTTGGGGTTATATTGACGAGGTTGTTCGTAGTGTGCAAAAAGAAGTGAAATAGGGGGTTTACAACACCCTTGATATGTGATATAATAATCATATAACAAAGGAGAATATTATGGCTAAAGCAACTCGTAGAACACGCGCACCTAAAAAGAAAAAGGTCGAGTTCAGTCGTCGCGCTAGAACTGGTTGGGGTGCAGCTCCAACAGATCGCGGATGGCATTATTTTTACCAGTACGTAAGACTTGAAATCGATAAGAATAAGATCGGTAATAAAGTTAAGGCGTATATTAAAGAAACAATTAAAGATAAGAAAGATCGCACTTTCATTTTATCAGTACCAGACTCTGTGTTTGGTAATGCGTATGCAATGGCATCAGTTATCGCATTTAGAGAAGCCGAGCAACCTGAACCTGCTGATTGGGATTTCGATAAGGTTATCAATCTCAAATTGGCTGAGTTTCGTCGGATCGCTCAAGCGAAGATCGATGCAAAAGAAGATGATGGTAATGTTATTAAGCTAACAAAGTCGCCTATGGATATCGTAAGAGCGCGTACAGAGGCCGCTATAGCTTCCGTTGAAGAAGTCTTAGACCAATTCGACCCAAAAGCTAAAGAGCCCTACGCGTTGTATGACGAGCTCAAAAAAGACGATGCTTCATATAATGTAGCTCGTGGGATTTGTGATTACTATACCCCTCTTATGAACGAATTAACAGAACTTTGTTCACTTCCTACCGTATCAAAGCAAAATGATATGCAACAGCAATTGGCTGAAGTGTATGGGTTTATGAAGAAGCCTGAGCAAAAGGCTTTGCTTAAATTCGTTTCTGACCTTGTTGAAGATGCCGAACGCTATATGCTATCGAAAAAAGCATTGCGTAAGCCTCAGAAAAAACGAGTGGTGAGCGCTGATAAGCTCGCTGATAAGGTGAACTATCTTAAAGAGTCAACTGAATATAAGGTGGCTTCAATCAATCCCGCTGATATTATTAAGGCCAATAGAGTTTATCTCTTCAACAATAAGTCTCGCATCATAACCGAATTGGTATGTGCAAACTTTGAAGGATTAACTATTGCTGGTACGACCGTACGTGGATATGATGAGAAATCCTCTCGCGCTACGCGATTGCGTAAGCCTCTAGAGTTTCTCCCGTTGGTGTTGAGTAAGATACCTTCTAAGCTTGAAGCTGATTGGAAGGCATTGACCACTAAGCCTAGTGAGGTTAACGGTCGTATCAACAAAGACACGATTATTCTAAAAGTGATGAACAAATGAATATATATGTTATAATGCATGATTTTGGCTATGATGGCCAGCTGCTACACGGCGTTTTCGATGATAAGAAAGTTGCACAAGGAATTGTAGATAAATACAATTCTAGTGATCAATACAGAAAAGGGCATAATTCCCTCGAGTTACGAATTGTTGAAGTCAATTCTCATGAAAGACATTGGATGAAATGAGATATATTATGAAGCCTAAATCATAATCGTGATGATAATTTATACTAGAAAACCCTGAAAGGCGTATAAGTATGATTGAAGAAAAATTTATGAACAGGAAGATGTTTGGCGACCTTGTCACTGAGTCTGTTCTAAAGAAAAAACTTTCCTACATTGACGCAGTATTATATATCTGCGAGCAAGAGGGAATTGACCCGGAAGATGTTAAGAAATTTCTATCGAGTCAAATACGAGATAAGATCGAAGCTGAGGCAATTAGCTTAAACCATTTGCCTTCGAAGAATACCTTGACCTTCGAGTCTTAATATATTATGATACACCGTAATACAACAACTGTAATAAAATAAGATTGGAATACAAATGTCATTTAAAGACTTCAAAAAGCGCAAATCCGCCGGTATCGAAAAACTTCAAAAAGCCGCAGCGGAAGCAAATCCATCCAAAAAAAGCTATGGCGATGATCGCATGTGGAAGTTGCAGAGAGATAAATCTGGCAACGGATATGCTGTGATCAGATTTCTTCCTGTGCCTTTTGAAAATGGTACAAATGATGCACCCTGGAATAGATATTGGGACCACGGTTTCCAAGATGAAACAACAGGTCAATGGTATATTGAGCGTTCGCTTACTTCACTTGGTCTAGAAGATCCTGTCGGTAAATTGAATAATCAACTTTGGAACACTGGCAACAAAACATTGGCTACACATCAAAAACGCAGACTACATTATGTGTCTAATATCCTGGTTATTAGCGACCCAGCTAATCCTCAGAATGAAGGCAAAGTGATGCTATTCGAATATGGTAAAAAGATCTTTGAGAAAGTCATGGATGCGATTAAACCTCAATTCCCTGATGAGCAAGCGGTCGATGTTTTCGATATGGACAAAGGTGCTAACTTCAACCTGAAGGCTCGTATTGTTGATGGCTGGGTGAACTATGATAAATCCAGCTGGGATAATCCAACATCAATTGGCGATGAGAAATTTCAAGAAGAAATCTACGATCAACTCGTAGATCTTTATGAGTTTACAGATCCCAACGATAAGGGTTATAAGACTTATCCAGAACTCGAAGCACGATTAAATCAGGTTACAGGTAGAGGGACTGGTACGCCAGAACTAACAGCAGCTCAAAGAGCGGCTCTTGGTACCCCAACACAAGCACCTAGCGCAGGCAAACAGTCTGAAGCTAGTGAGCCAACTGGACCAGTAGATTTCGAAAAAGCTTCTGCTGATATGGATGAAAATAAGGATAAAAAAGAAGAAGGCGATGTCTTAGACTATTTCGCTAAGATGGCAGCTGAATCTTAATTAGTAAAGGCAGAGGGGTTCGCTCCTCTGCCATTTTTGTGACTATCTACTGAAATGCGGACTAATACCGAATGACGGATTAGTATCAGATACCACCACACCACCGCCACTATTTCCTCCACCGCCACCACTAGAATTATTGGTAACATTTGACTGATTGTTATTGTTAATAATCGTGGTTCCGGAATCTTTCTCTTTACTCTTATCTAATACTCCCCTCAGAATATGTCGCGCTGGCTCCGGGACATCGATACCTAATTTAGAGTGTGCTCCATCAGATCCACCGAAAATATCAAAGCCCATAGAGGCGCTGACCGCAGCTGCTGCTTTAGATTTCACAAAAGTCCCCGGTGTCATTCCGGGATGAATATTCATGAACGGACCGAAAGTGTCTTTACCCGTTTTAGAACCAATTGTTACTGAAGGCATCTTATCTTCGCCTTCAGTTAGGATTTCTACTAGAGCATTTGTCCAGATGCTACCCTGTACGCCCTGGGGTTTCATCTGTCCGACCATTGACAATATTTGCTTAAATCCTGCAGTTTGATTATTCTTTCTAACTTGTGGATATAGGACATTTTTGATATGCTCTTTGGCATCATCAACGGTTTTTAAGGTTTTACCCACACCTTCTAATTCATCTTGTATATGCTGCAAACCCGGTTTTTGATGTTGAGGGGTAAGCGTACTGTCTTTCATTTCCTTCGCGACTTTTAGAGCTTCTAATTTCTCAGAAGGGGTTAAGTAATTGCTGCCCTTACCGGTTACCTGTCTCCCAACATCGCTAAACTGATTGACAGCGGCTTCGACTTTTTCTGGATTATTTTCCTTTAAACCCTCATTGAATTTATCTTCCGCGATTATGATAGCATCTCTTTCGTATTCTTTAATCTTCCCGGTTATAAAACTAGCTGCAGCACCTGCTAAACTTCCAGTCATACCTATCAATCCGCCAAAAATAGCCCCCATCGGTCCGGCTACTACCCGACCGAAAGCAGCAGCGTTCCCGCCAGCTTCAATAGAATCTGTGAATGCTGAATTTGCGCCATTAGCTTTTAAAACACTACCTAACTCTTCGGTAACTGCACTAATAATAAGAGCGCTTAATCCCCCCTTTAAAAGGCCCTTACCTATACCTACACCTTTGCCTATACCTTTGCCTAAGGACTTTCCACCTATAGCCGTAGCACCAAGTGCAAGGGGTACCGCGCCACCCAAGAGCGACATGGCAGATTCTATCGCGCCACCGGGATTACCAGTAGCAACATGCTTGGCTGCCTGTGCAATATGATGACCCTTAGACTTTTCTTTTGATTCGTTTTTGTCTCTTCGCTTATCTTCCATAGTGTCTTCTAGGTTATCTAGAGAAGAACTTTTTTGAAGCGCAAGAATTTCAAGTTGAACGCGCGTAAGCTTTTGTAATTCCGTAATAATATCATCAGAGGTATCACTAAGCTTCTCTAGCTCAAGTTTACCTATTGCCACGACCTGTTTAAGAGATACATCATTCATCTCTTTATTGATCTTTAGCGTCTCTCGAAGGGCTAATACGATATCCTCAAGCCTATTGGAAACCCGATCGTCATCGGGGTTTGTAGACCTAAGTTCACCGGCTATGGATTGAAGACTCATCCTTTATCTCTCTCTTCTTCTTTCTGAATCTGTTCTAATAAGAGGTTAATATAAACATCCCTCTCGAACGGTATCATATTATTTAGGTCTTCTATACTGAAGCCCATTCGTCTGACAAAGTGGAAGTTGGTCTTATAATGATTGATCAGGTTATCATTACTCGACCATATTAAAAAAAATCAGCATTATCCTTGATCTCAAAGTGATTAGGATGCTTACATTTAACGCATTCGAAATCTGCTACATAAGCCAATTTCGGTATGGTACCAATGAATTCGATAATCTTTTCAAATTGAACCCTTGACATTGATTCTATAAATTCTACAGCAGCTTCTCTAGGCTCTTCTTTCACATTCACGCGCTCGTCCGCGGTATAAATTGTTTCAAGAGAATCAACGGCTAATGAGATCAATATGTCTGAAATATTCTTATCATCCGTAACCTCTTTGCTGCTCATAATATCAAAGAAAGATGGGTGTTTAAGTTGAATCGAGATATTATCAGAGATCTTAATCCTGGCAGTAGTTTTTTCAGCCCTTTCCATCTTTATTCCGTCTACATCGATCTCTACTATATTCTCTGCTTGGCATTCTGAGCACTTGATCGTGAGATCGCTCGTTTCTCCTACAGATCTTGCTCGGATCTTGCTGAATAGAAACTGTATATCGTATAAGGTCAAATCTTTCATGGTAAGCGTATCATCACAACATGCAGCTACTGTTTCGAAAATAGCTTTAAGACTTTGCTTATTATCCTGACCCTCAAATGCTAATAATAACACCTTTTCTTCTTTTACTGTATAAGCCCGGAATCTGCATTCCTTTCCGGTTGATGGTACAATTAAATCATATTTTGGTAAATCATTCAGTTTAGGTATCATTCATATTTCCTTACCCTTGTGTAGAACCTGTATTGGTAATAGTAGCGGTATAGCCTTCAGTGACCTCTCCGCTATTAAATTCGTCTTCTAATTCCATCCATTTCTTATAGGATAGTTGAACACTAATCTCAACTAATTCCCCCTGATCATTATAACTGACCTGGTTAACAGTAGTCGGATATGCATCAATTAATTTTATTCCGTAGGTCTTTATCCCACGCCCACGATTCATTTGATAGATCGCTACATCATGGACATAGGTGTCTTTAAATAAAGGTTTATAATGCTCTATTCCATTATACATATCAAACGCCTGTTGTTGCCAGTATTCGAATAGTCTCTTGATATAAAGATCTTCGGTTGTCTGAAAGGTCATGGAAACATCTTCACTTGCTTGACCGTATGCTATTTTTTGAATAGTGCCGTTAACATTTCTATCAACGGATAGGATCTGTTTGCCTGGCATATTAGTAGACCGACAGAAGAAGTTAGGTATTTCTTTAGGCTGTCCATCCGCCGGACGAGGGGCCGAAGATTCACCCTTTTCACCAATTTCTGTCATAGTAGGTAACATTACCTGATATCGGTTAGCGAAGGCTGGGCCTCTATCAGTTATTGCCGCTTTTAATTGGTTGATTGAAAATCCTGTCATTAGTACTTTTTCCTTGATTCTCTCCAGATCTGTGTCTGAGAGGCTCCCTTCCATTGTGCTAATGGTAAGAATGTAGCGATTTCCCATTCAGGTGCTTCAATCAATGAGAATCTAGATCTAACATGATTCGTCAGATAATGTTTAAAACATGGTGCAAATGCTGCAACTTTTTGGGTACTTTTGAGCATATTGTAGCTAATTTTAAACTTCGTGGTCTCATCATATTTCTTATTATTCATTGTGCTCATTAGTCCATCGAGAAGTTTAGCCCTAGCGATAGGTGGAAGATAATGAAGATTCAGACCGTGAAAGCCGCCAGGAGCTGGGCCCACAAAGACAATAAGAGGAAATGTATCATAATAGGGTAAAGTGTCTTTATGTTTGGGATCGTACATAAAAAGGCCCATGCGGCCGGGCTTTGGCTTTGAAGCTTCAACCACCATTGGCGATTTCATAAGGGTTTTTCTATTTACACGATGCATTTCACCGGCTCTTTTTCTGAACCATGCAATACTCTCTTTAGTTCGGGGCGTTATCCCCTTCCTAAATGCTTCTAATTCTAACTGTTGAAATACGTTGCTCATGCTCTTATTTATGACTTTTTCTTAGGCTTCTTCATCTTCTTCATAGGTCTAAGTGGCTTAAGTTTCTTTTTCATAATCCCCATTCCTGTCAAAGTATCTTCTGTCCAGATTTCAAATTTCCAACCGTTGTCGCGCGCTACTTCTTCGGCTGCTTCCCATTTATTCATATTCTTAACATAGGTAAATGACTCATTCATATATTTTCTGGTTCGTTTACCTGGAAAATCCGGCTTGGTTGTTTCTTTTTTAGGCTTGATCTCAACGAGTAATTTAGTCCCATTTTTAAATTCTATATAGAGATCAGTGAAGTATCGATGCCATTTCTTATCAATATCCCAATAATAAGGTACCACAATTTCTTCACTGCACCATTTAATCACATCGGCATTATCATCACACCATTTGAAGCAATCGCGTTCCCAAAGAGATCTATAGGTCACACTGTCTACTTTACCCCAGTATTTTGATCGATTTTTTACTCTATATGGGCCAGAATAGGCCATGAAAATTCCTATAAATAGTACTAATAATAAAGCTATTTATAGGAAAAAATATGGCTCCGTCAAGAAGATTTAATAATGGTGGTAGTGATAGAATGCTCTACCCGGAAACCTTGAAATTAGCCACTGATGCCCATATACAATTTCAAATTAAAGGTGGTCCAGGAGAAGCGGCTTCAAAGGGTCAAATTGCCCTATATATCCCAAACGGTATTCAAAAATCTGATAATATTGCTTATAGCAACACCGATCTTAAAGCTGCTCAACCCATTTTTGAAGCTAGTAAGAATCTCTTTTACGGTCCGGGCGGGGTTACCTCTATGTCTGAAATAATGGAGGGATTAGATAATGCAAGAGAGGTGGTAATAAGAAACCAGACCAGAAGACTTCGATCAGCACTAGGTGCCGGGGGTGAGGCCCTTGTTGGTGGTGATGTTATTGATGCCGGGTCTGTTGGTGGTACGATTGATTATATGAGACAAAACACCGTTAATCCTAATACAAAAGCCCTTCTTGAGAGAATCAACATTAGAACGTTCAGTCTTCAGTTTACCTTTATTCCAGCAACGGAACAAGAATCTGAAGCCATTGAAGAGATAATTAAAACCTTCAGAATGAATATGTACCCTGAAATCAGCGAGACCTATTTCCTTAAATATCCTTCAGTCTTTGGGGTGACAGTATATCCGGCCGGAAAGGCAACCAAGGATATTCACATCACAAAATGGAAGGATTCTTACTTGTCTAACCTTAGTGTAACTAATAATCCTACTTCAACCACATATCATAAATTAGGTGCACCTGTCGAGAGCACATTAACTCTCACGTTCACCGAATACACTTCAATCTCTCGCGAAGATATCGAGGCCGGTTTCTAATGCCATTTTTTAAGAATTATCCCCTATCAGAATACTATTTCGGTGAAGAAGATTATAAGGTTAAATTCCCTAATCTGACGCAATATACGAATATTATTGATGCAGTTAAATTGAATTCAAGTTTCTATACTTATTACAATATTCAAAGAGGTGATAGGCCTGATAATGTTTCTCAGGAGCTATATAAGACACCCGAATATCATTGGACTTTCTTCCTAATGAATGACAATATTCGCGAATC